GCAATCGCTCCTGATGCCGTGTTGATGATTGCGGATGCCTTAGTTTCCAGACCGTTGTCAGGATCGTTTACCGCAGACTCAAGAGCCACCACAGTCTCTGCACTTGCTTTCCCGGCGATGGCTTCTTCAAGCTCTTCATTTGTTGGAAGGGCTTCGAGCTTCTCTTTATCTGCGCTCGTGAAGTCTTCCGATGAAAGCCCCATTCCGGGAACCTTATCAACCTTCTGGCTGAGTGCATTAGCCTGTAATGTGCTGACTGGCTTGTCCATATCAGACGTGTTGTCTACGTTCCCAAGCCCGATGCTTTCCTTTGTTGGAGCGTCTGGCTTATTGTCGAGGTAATCATAATCATACTGCTCGATGCTAGAACCCGTATTAAATCCTCTTACACTCATTTAATCACTCCTCTGTTTTGAGATAGAGTATTCCGTTTTCATCCACGGCAAGACCAACGTTCTTCAGCAGTGAAACCGCCGTGTTCAGCTGATCGGTGAGGACATCAATCTCAAGCCGCTCTGCCGGGGTTGGCTGAATGTCCGTCCTCGTTGGGCGGCTTTTAACAGGGATTGTGACCTTGTACCGTGTTTCCACAGCACCTTCGTCCGTTCCTGTCAGGAGGAGATACGCCTCAATATCTTTCCCGGATGCGAGGTATTCGTCCGGGATTCGCACGGAACCGTTCTGCCCGGTCATCGGTTTGGTTGTGGTATCACCCGTGTTGCAAAAATCCACAGTAAAAAGCTCTGGGAGGTCAAGCCCTGTAATGTCGAGATATTGCACGACATCCTCTTGGAACAGGATTCTGGGAGCGGTGATTACTCGCAAAGCTCCAAAAGATACAGGAATATGGTTATAGATCATAAGGTTCTCCCCTTAACTTTTTGGCGTTTAAGCTTCGTAAAAATAATAAATTACCGCACTGTAAGATGTGCTTTTGACTGGTGCCATAGTTTTATAATCAATCAAATTAAAAAACCATGTTTGATCTTGCTGTTTAAACGGTAGCCCAAAATATTCGGTTGAGCTTGTAATAGATACGAAAAACGGGATTGCACCAGACGGGACTTCTGCGTTGATGTTAACCGCTCCACCGCTATTAGACGATCCGCTTTTTGTGAAACTACCGATCTTTGTTGTAAAATCTTTTTTTATTGTTCCTGTTGCCATATTCAACCCCCAGTTAATTCGTCTTGGCAAGAATAATATCAACGGTTGTGCTGCCTCCGAATGTACCTGCAAAAGTAATTTTTCCGGCTGCTGTTGTCCATGTAATATCGCTCTGGACGTTTGCCGGGGTTCCCCACGTGCATTCAATAACCCTCATGTCTGCGGTAATAGCAGTGTTACTGATATACAGAGAAGAAGAACTTACCGTGCCGGTAACGTGCAACGCCTTAAACGTCACAAGCTCAGAGACAACATTGTTTACGTTATCCCCGGAAGACAGGATAATATCGCTTGCCATTGGCAATGGGTGCCTGTGGTCTTCACGGGCGAAGGATTCAGAGGAACCGACTGAGCCATTCGTGTTATCTACAAGCGGTACTTGTGTGCCAGCAGAACCAGTTCCATCTACGCCTTGCCGACTGCACGTGTAAAATGTGATCGGGTTCCCTGTGTTGAATCCAATAATTGTGCGTGTCCAAAGATATTCGCCCGGTGCTACCGAAGGAATACTTGATTGCCACGTTCCAGATGGGCGAGCACCACTTGAGTCTCCACGCTGATAGGTGACACTCGTTGCAGAATCATTCAACGTTGCCGGGTCTCCTGTTTCGCCCTTGATTTCCGTCCAAGTATAGCTTGCTCTGGTTGTCGGAGCGTTTGAAGACGTACCAGAGTAAATGCCCATCCAGTTGTCCCCGGTTGTACCCATATCATTATCAGATGCAGGGAGAGGTGGATTGCCAGAACAGGAAGCTGCATAGCGGATATGAACATAAGTCTGCGCTCCAGTATCACCGTAGGCACCGATGACAGCTTTTGGAGTTTCAACCGTGCCACTGTCCTTGGTAAAGACGAAATATGACCATAGATACTTATATGTGGATGTCAGCGTCTGTCTGGTTGTACTCCAACCGGAAGTCGGGACTGTTGTCCCTGATGTAGACCTTGCGAAATACTGCGTGATCGCGGTTATACCGTTTCCATTGGTCACCGTGAAGGTGGTTGTCGTGTGATCCGCAAAGGTGATCGTGTAAACATCCACAAGCTGCCCGGATGTTCCGGTTTTCTCGATGCTTGCGATTGCCCCATGTGCGTTGTACATTACCGCCATAGCAGTATAGAAAGCCGAACCAGTCAGCTTGTACGCTGCTCCATTCTGCATGACAACGAAAAATGTATTACTGTCATTTACTGATCCCGGAGCAAACTCAAGATCGGTTATTGTCTTATCAGCCAAGCGTCATTCCCCCTTGTTTTCTAACTCTTCCACTTCATCGTGAAGCTGTTCAAGTCGAAGCAGGATGCCAATCAGCGTATCCCAATCATCTACGCCTTTCAATTCTGCTTTGTCTTGAAACAGCCCACGCAAAGCACGATAGATTTGCTGTATTGTTTCAGATGCTTTCATGCTTTTCTCCTTAATCTGAGAACCCGAGGTAATAAATTGTGATAGTATTTCCATCAGAGTTTTTAATGCTTCTTGTCTGCCACGTTGCTTGGTAGCCCCCAACGCTAAGTGTGTTACCAATCAGAGCTTTTGCATTCAGTATCTTAACGCCGACATTTATATCACTTGCCTGATCTGTGAATGTTTTAGCTGTAAATCCGCTTCCTGCTCCTCCCAACGCATAAGCCGCCTGAGAAGAATAGCCGCCGTAAGAACCGTTTGACCAGTTATACCCGGCTGCGGCTCCTTGTCGTAAAGTGTAAGCATTCAATGTTGACCTGTTTCCGTTGCCATCATCAAATGTCAGCGTTCCCTTTAATACCATACTCGTTGCTGTAATCCCGGATGCCGTCACGTTCCCAGCGGTATCAACTTTGAATTTCTGCCCAAGTCTGAAACCACTCGTCCCAAGATATATGCCGTTGGTCTGATTGCTGTTCCAGTTCATGTTATTATAGCTAAGATAGTTGCTCTTTATATCAAAGCCACCTATCTTGCCGCTTGTGGCTGTTATTTCGCCATTAACGTGTGCTCCAGAACTGTTTACATAGAAAACCTTGTTATTCCCGGAATACAGCCCGAACTCGTTGGAAAGTAATGACCATCCGAAAGAGGAATTATCGCCGCCTGTCTGGGTTACTCTTGCCGCAATCTCTGTCGCTTGTATTGACAGAGCCGCACTCATCTCTTCGTCCGCTTCTGTTCTTGCGTTGACCTCTGCATCAATCGCCGCTGCGGTGATTCGGAGCATTGCTTTGGTCTGCTTTAAAAATCTGGTGTATTGCCTGTCGGAGGGAGATTCCATGGCAAACTCATGGTCTATCTCTTCTTCAGTCGGAGCCGAAACATCCGAAGCCATAAGCCGCCCGAATGTCGTTGACCGTGTGTAGATGCCCGAAAACACACCATTTACGGATATGCCATCGCCCATATCTGCGGACGGGTCAAGCAATCCTCTGTCCACAATCAGCGGCTGATACCGCAATCCCCTGATGTCTGCGAGGATATTGTCAGCCATTTCCTGACTGCCCATAAGCTCGTTCGTTACTTCCAGAACAGTTCCGCTTGTGTCCCCGGCTTCAAAAACGATTTGGTTGCCATCCTCGTCTGTACCTGCGTATACTCGAACCCCGGTATATCCGAGGAGCTGCTTGCTTGTCTCAACATTCTCAGCCTGTTTCAGCAGGTTGAAAACGTTTGTTTCGCTCTCACCCTCCACAGGAGGAAGAACAACGATGCTGTCTTCTATCGTGACTTCCGAATCGCTGTCAAAGGTCAGGATGCTGTTTTCAATCTTCGCTCCATCTTTGAAGCTCAGAATGCCAAAATAAAAATTCCAGTCTACTTTCGCCAAACTATCACCGCCTTACACAACGATGCGGACGAATTCTAACGTGTCTTCCGGATCAAAGCCGAATATCAGGACATCGCCTGCCGGGTCTATCAAATAGTTTGTCTCTTTCGGGAGATCGCAGAGCCTGATCAGGAGCAATTCTCCTTTGTCGGTCATCACAAAATTGCCGCCATAGCTACCGGCGATCAGTTGCAAGACTTCCCTGCTACTGTACCCGACAGGAAGGGGAATCATATAACCTTTGTCCATTCGCTCAATCGTTCTTGGATCTACACGGACGCTGATGCTGTCAGCCAAGAAGTTGACCACCTCAGTATCAACCAGAGGATAATCGTGCGAATCATCTGAAGGGTAATCCACATCAAATTTCAGCATTGCGTCATACCCGTGCAGTGTGAGGATGTCCAGCCCGTCATCATTGTGCGTGACCTGTCTGGTATCGACAAAGTAAACGCCCTTCTGAAGCCATTCAGAAACCCTCTCTCCGTCCGTAACTCTCACATAAGGAACAAGTCTTGCCATCCGGGGAATCTCCGACACAGGCATAAGCATCTGAACATCAATCTGACTTGCCGTTGCGCTCCCTACTGTCGGATAGTTCTCGTCAAATACCGTGCTTTCCGTTGACATGGACATAAGCACATCTTCCCGGAAAGCTGTCTCAGCACCGCCTGTATCGACCAGAATAGCCGTCTGTCCGTCTACCGGCTCACCGTCCAGAATCAGCGCACCGAAATTGACCCAGTCACCACTTTCTGTGATCAGTCTGCCGCTGTCACCAATAGCAAGTGCGCTCTCAAACCAATGATTCCGGGAACCGATAATCTGCTTGTAAAGAGATGATGTCTGTTGCATTTCATCACCTCTCGATCAGAGGGAAGGTAACGCCTGACCAGTATTCACGCCCGTTTGGCTTTTTTATCTGATACGATGCCGGGTTGTTGTTGGAGTACATAGTCTTCGTGACTCTCCCGTACATTGGATCATCATAAGTAACCGTCACGTACTCCGGGTAGATCGTATTCAGAACAATCTGAAGCTCAGATGCCGTAAGCAATCTGCATGTAATGTCCAATCTGATTTTTGTCGTTACTCTTCCTCTGTGCATCAGTCCGTCCATCGACCTGCCTGTGTTGGGCGAGTCAATATCATTCCTTTGCCATTTCAGCCCGCCGTAAGCAATATAGGGGGTCATATCAACGCCGTTTACAATCAGTGTCATTTGATACGCCCCCTTACGTTCCGTTTGCTCTCGCAAACTGCTTCTGATATTTTGTCGTGGTCTGTGCGATCTGCCGCCCGTCAAGATAGATGTTCACAGGCTGACCGCCATTTCCGCTCCCGTTCGTCTGCGTAAATGCCGTCATAAAAGCGTCATACACAGCCGATGCAATCCCCGCTGTAATCTGCTCGTTGTTGGCAACTGCTGTCTTGCCATTGGAAAACTGTCCGACAAGCTCACCGTGGTTTGCGAAGAACAAACCGTCTTCCGGGAAACCGCCGGTAGCGAAGCCACCGAGCGAGTTCCAGATACCACCGTTTGCGTCAATACGTGCCTGGCCCTTGTCACCGATAGCACTCAGCCAGTTCCACACATCCATTGCAGCTTCCCGAAGAGTCATCAGATTAGTGAAAATATTCTGCCCGGAACTCTGCACATATGCATCAAGACTGCTCATTGCAGAACCGCCGTTCTGTGCCATCGCCCATGCAGCTCCGGATACTCCGTCAAGCGCAAGGCTGATGTCTCCAATAGTCCCTGACACGGATGCCGATGCCGTAGTGGCAGACCGCGCCATGTCTGTGTTCATACCGTCCAGGTTCCAGACGAAACTCTGGTAATCCTTCCCGTAGTTGTCGGTTGCTCTCTTGCAGTCTCCGAGCGTTCCCTCGACCACGCCTTTCACGTTTACATCGAATGTGTTTTTGAGATCCGGTGTTGATGCGGTCGTGCCGTTAATCATGCCCATCACGATATCCTTACCGGCATAATCTCCCCGGCTCCACCAGAACTTCGCCCACTTCTCGCCAAATACGACAACGTCAAGTTTATAAGCCAAAACATTGTGGATTGCGGCAAAGTCTGCTTTCTTGATCGCATCCACAATTCCACCCTTAACATTTTCGCCAAGGTCTTCAGGTATCAGTTCGCCAACGACATCTCCAAGTAGGTCAAGTGCGCTCTTGACAACGGTCTTCAGTGCTTCACCGATTTCCTGGTATTTGATATTCCCAAAGAAGTTCTTCAACGCATTGGCAATGACAATCGGGTCAAGTCCTTCCAACCATTCAGCGAGTTCGTTGAGCGAACCGATGACATAATTGCTCAGTGATACAGCAATTGCTTTCCAGTCCAACGTCTTAATTGCGCCGTAGATTACATCGAAGAGCACCAGTCTCAGTCTCATCCATAGTCTGCCTGCTTCTTCAAAATCTATGTTTGCAAGCGCGTTGTTGATAAACTCCGAGATTCTTGAACCGATGTTCACGAAGTCTACCGTCTTCAGAAAGCTGTAACCGGTGGAGATAATTCCCTGAAGTCCTTTGCCGAACTTCTGACCGAGTTTCGCCCACGGGATGGAATCCACCATCTCGTTGACTTTGTTTCCAAGCAGTTGACCAAGCTCGTGCCACTTTCCATTTTCAAATGCGTCTTTGATTTCCTTGAAGAAGTCGCTGACAGGCATTTCCTCAAACATATTCTCGTAGTCAGTAGGCTTATTACTTCCACCGCCACCGGACGGTTCAGACGGTGCTTCCAGACGGTTGATTTCATCGAAACCCATCAACTGGTTTTTCCACTCTTTTGCCGCCTTTGCCGCGCCACCGGCTGAGTCAGCCCATTGTTTGTTGTAATCAACTGCTTTCAGATACGTTCCTCTTCCGCTTAGAAGAGCAAACAACTGTGTAACAGCATCTGCCGCTCTCGTGACGAGGTTGATAATCTGGATCAGGATCGGTTCAATGGTGGCAATCAGAGTTGCCCACGCCGCACCAAGCTGATTGCTCATCTTGAAATTGGAACTTGCGAGACGGTCAAATGCCTCCGCAATATAATGCGTTACTGTTCCAAACTCCTGTGCAAACCAGTAAGCGTTCTCCGTACCCTCTTTCAGCGCATCGGTAATGTACTTGATTGCCGAACGAACCGCTCTGTAGAATGCAATTCTGCCAAAGGAACTGATCACCTTGTTAATTCTTGAAAGCGACCGTTCAATACCGGCAAATGCGGAATTATCCCACATCTTTTTAATCTTGTTGAAAGCGATCTTGCCAATGCTCTTTCCAAGTCGAACTGCGTGATTGACGGAAGACTTTAGCGAGTTGGCAAACGCTTTTGCCGGTTGAATATTTTTAATCAGTTCTTTTCCAGCTGCTTTAAGTCCATTCAACAATTTAGCGGTGTCTACAGATTGCGGTAGCCTTCCTTTTGCGCTTACTTGTTTTGCTTCTTCCTTTGTAGCATTTTGCGCCTTTTTTATTTCTCCCTGAACTTGGCTCTGGATGTTTTTAATTTGCAAAGCCGCATTTGCGATCCCTTTGTCATCAAGCATCCCAAGCTTCATTTTGTCTGCAAAATCAGACTTCAATGCCGCAAGCTTTTTACGAAGAAGTTCAATCTTACTCATTGCCTGAACGCTATCAGCATCCATGTCCTTGAACAGATTTCCACCTTTTCCAAAACCGGATTTTTTCGCTTCTTGCTGTGCGGCTTTCAGCTTTTTCAGACTTGATACAACTTTTTCAATATCATTAACTGCTTTGTCTGACGATGCACCTATGTCAATCTGTAGGCTGTCAATCGTTCCTGCGTTATCTGCCACGGCACATCACCCCTTGTTCTTTCCCCAATTCTTCCCGGCTTGCACGAAACTGCTCATCCAAGCAAGTGCCCATGTAGCTTCGCGGTCATCGTCTTCTTCTGACTTCTCTCGCTTTTCTCTTCTCGCCTGAACGGATAGCGGTTCCTGTGGATATTCAGACGGTGACTGGCCAGGCTTCCTGAACGCATTTCCCACACTCGCATCAAGCGCGTTCAAAAAATACAAACCGTGCAACCACGCCTCTTCATCCATCATGTCACGCCGGAGTTTGTTTGCTTTATAAAATGCCCGTATCATGAATGGATCGTCATACCAGTATTGTTCGTAGGTCATGCCGATTGCCATGTAATACGGGCAGTCTTCTTCATATTTCCTGACTATGTCATAGACAGACAGTGGATGCCCTTGTTTCCCGTTTAAAGCTCCACTGCCACGTGAGGGTTTGCGTCCAGTTCATCATCATCCTGGACAATGCCGTTGGACATGAGTGCCTGCTGATACAGTTCCATAAGCCTTTTGATGACTTTCGGGGTAAGCCCGCCCATCTTCTCATAAAGCTTATCTGTCTGGTTTCTCGACAGGCGTCTGTGATTTGAGCGGAATGCGTAGTACCACAAATCCTCACCTTTTGTTGCAATCAGGTCGAAAAAGTTATCGTCCACAACGAATCCGTTGTTTGCCATGAACCTGACGCTCTCGCGGTTAAAATCAAGCTCATAGGATTCGCCAGTGTCCTTGTCAGTAATACGAATCGGATTGATTCTTTCTTCCATTTCGGAACTCCTTTTCACAATAACAGCCCAATAGCTGTTAAGTATTTACGCAGAATTATCAGCCGTTTACGGTAACAGTCGGCTTCGCCACCCATTCCGGGGCACTGTTCGGAGTGATGTACAGCGTGGTTTCAAGCATGGAGCCAACACCGGATTCGTTCAGGCCGAGCGGGGACGGATCTCCCTCAAATGCGACAGCCTTGTTCAGCTTATCGTGGATAATGTAAAACCACATGGCTTTTCCTTCGGTCAAACCATCGTGAGCGGTGTTGCAAGCCTCCCATGCGGTGATCAGGTCTTCCGTCAGGTTGGCACCGAATTCGAGGGCTCCTCCCAGATCCTTCAGGCCCTCGACATATGTTCTGTATTCCGTCTCCTCCAACGTTGTGCTGTCGATAGTTTCCGGGGACGGGTTGAAGCTGGGAATGCTCTTGATTTCAGGAATCTTGGTAAGGCCGGTTGTCGGTCTTGTACCGGCGGTTGCTTCTACCACATAGTACAAATACATTCCGGCTGTAGAGAATCTCTGAGACATACTCAATCAGTCCTTTCTTTCAGATTCATTCGCTTTGGTAAATAACAAAATCTTTATCGATTACTGCCTCATATCGGCAGACTATTCTGTAAATGGTTGCGTCTCTCAGGTTTGGAACCTGTTCACGGAACGTGCGGGTAAATCCAATCTCCGCAAAAGCATCATCAAGAGTGTTGGCTATTGCCTTGGCTTCAGACTTCCTGTTCCCTGCCTTGTTGGAATACACATTTATTTCATACATAACGGACGCTGCATTCTCGATGTTGTTCGTCCGCATCCGTGTCAGAATCCGGTTGTCTGCCTCCACGATACTTACGTGGGGAAACTTCGCCGGGACTTCCACGTACTCAGCCTTTACGTCAATGCCGGGATGCACAGTTCTCAGTGCTTTTGCCACATAATCGAAGAGATCATTTTCGAGGTCGATCACGCTTTAAACACCTCCTGTGCTACCGTCAGAATCTCATTCCGCAAGTCCTTTGCCGCATTGTACATGGGCATTCCGGGAGCATTACCGTAAGTGTGAATCTTGTTTTTTCCCTGACGGAACCACCACCCTTTCGGGTCGAGTGCGTGTTTCTGTCCGGGGTATGTTCCAGGCCCCATCCCGAATTCAGCCGCCTGTGGGTGGCCTCCTCCGTGTCGGATACCGGCTCCAAACTCCATGAACAGAACTGTCTGGCCTTGCGCTTTGATGAGATATGTGTTTCCTTCTCCCTTTTCCACGGTTATGTGATAGTCAATATCGCCCGCGTACTGAACACCGGAGAAGTTCCACTCCGCATAAAGTGCACCCATATCGGCAAGACGTTCACAGAGTTCCTGTGCTTTCCTGTCCAGACTTCGAGAGTACGTTTCCAGTTCCATGATCGCATTATCGATGGACTTCTGGTCAAATGCATTGACGGAAATCTTCATCCGATCTCCACCTTCCGTATTGCGATGGAAATGCTGTTCAGACTCTTCGCAACACGCTTGACGATGTAATCATATTTCGGCAGCTGATATGTAACTTCCACGATCTCATCATCCGCATACAGGGCGTTGCCCTCAATGACTTCGTGCGTAACCACTTCGGTGTATTCCGGTGCTTTCTCGATAAACAGGATGGAATGCTCGTCAATTGGACAGTCCATATCACTTGTGACAATAACCTTGTCGTAGTTATCCAGATTGCCGAACTGTTCCACCTGGGCCTGTCCGGTTGCCGGAGATACGTTTGCACGATATTGCACAGCCTCTTTGTAATGCGGAATGATTTCACCAGTCTCGTTTCCGTATTCATCAAGCACGATATGCTCAATTGAAGGATCTAACAAGCAATACCAGAAGGGGATTTTATTTCTCTCCAATCCTCTCATGCGCTCACCCCCACGAGCCGATATACGGGACTACCTCTTGCAAAAGCTGACTGGAGATCCATGAGCTTTCGTAGGTTCTCCCGATGCCGTTTTCCGTGTGTGAGCTTTCCCCTTCCGCTCCCTGCTTGTTAAACAGATCGAGGGCAATGCGAAACTGAAGGTCAAGATACCGGTCTTCCACGTAGGTTTCCTGTTCCGTCACAGTCTCCCCGTTTTCGCCAATTCTCTCGACATCACGTGTCGGATAATCGCCAAGAGGAAAGCGGCGGGACAGGATCGCGTTCTTAGCAGAAATCAGCATTCCGTCAAGGAGTTCTTCATCATCACTCCCCGTCCGCAACATCAATCTTTCAAGATTCGTCATGTCTCGCCACCTCCATAGGTCTTTATTACTCTTCGGCTCTCTTGGGCCGTCCGCGCCGCTTTGGTGCTTCAGCCGCCACTTCGTCCGGCGGGAACACCTCGGACACGTACTCCGGCTGCGGTTCCACGTCCGAGAGCTTTGTCATGTTCTTATTCTGCGCTTCCTTCTCAAAGTGCCGATGAAGCATCATGTTGGTTCACCTCCGATCAGGAGCCCTTGGACAGTTTGACCATCTTGGTCGGGTCAAGCAGGTACGGGGCAAACAACTTGGAACCGGCGATCACGGTGGACTGGTTGAGGATGTCACGATCCATCTCGACCATCGTGTCGCGCTTGATGAACAGGGCGAGAGCACCGGGCTTGACAATGTACAGACTTCCGCCCGCCTTCAGGCGGTTGGAGATCATGACCTGACAGCCGTAAGCCATGCCGACGGTTCCACGAATCTTGACGTTCGCCGCAATCTCGGAAGCGGGAATCCAGTTATCGCCAAGGAGCTTTGCGTAAAAGTCAGGAGTGACCAGCAGAACCTTCTCGCCGTCGTTGTCCTCGCCAAACTTGGCAAGCGCGAGAGGAATGTCCGCAGGAGCAAGCTCCACAGTGGAACCGGAAGTCTGGTAGTTCTGGGCAGACGCACTGTTGGCAGCCAGAGCCGCAAGCAGGACGTTGTCAACCGAATCAGCGATGGAAGCGGTGATCTGGGTAGTGACCTCGCCCATCGGATCGCCGTAGCCGCTGAGAACAGCCTCGTCGGTGAGCTGGGCGGCAATGCCGTACTTCACAATCGTGACCTGAGTCGTGCTCTTGGTGAGCTTCTTGATCGGAATGTCGTAACCCTCAGATACCTGAGAAGCAGCACCGATGTAGTTGAAGTACGGAAGCGTAACCGTGTTACCGGCTCTGCCCTGAAGGGTATAGTCCACGCGGGCCAGAGGCGCGAACACGATGTTGTCAATCAGTTTGGTGCTGATCATATCCGCGACAACCTGCGGATTGAACAGATTAGAAAGATAAGTGCCGGTACTGGTATCAACCTGTGCCATAATTCATTTCTCCCTTCGTCGGGGAGCTTAAATTATCTCCCCATAAGTTTGTTGTATTCGTCTGGATGCTCGTTTGCGAACTTGACCCTGTCCAGATATCCCATAGCATCCAACTGGGATTTGGTAATGGTCGGGCCGTCAGAACTTCCTGCGCCCGGAGCCGGGATTTTTCCATACTCAAGACGGAGCGCCTTTTCCTTCGCCGTCCATGCTTTCTGGATAGCCGCCAGGGCAGCGTCAGCATCTTCAGCACCGTACAGATACTCCGCCAGTTCCGCAGCAGCTTCCGTGGTTCCGACGAACGTGACAGCCTTTGCAGTAAGGCCGGACACCGCCTTCTCCTTGCGGAGCTGCTCCAACTCTTCCTGCATAGACTGCTGGAGTGCCTTCGCTTCTTCCGCAGCGGCTTCGTCTGCCGTCAGCTTCGACCGGAGTTGCTTCTTGTAGTCCCCGGCTTCCTTGGTTGCCTTGTCCAATGCAGCCTTCTGCTTGGCAAGATCTGCTTTGAGCTTCGCAATCTCAGCACTTTCGGTTACTTCCTGAGGCTCAGCTGCCGTGGTTTCCACTTCAGCGGTTTTCGTGGAGGTTTCAACGGTGGTTTCAAGTTCTGCCATAATTCAATTCTCCTTTGCGATTTGAGGCTTCTCTGCCTTTATTGCGCGATTTACGTCTTCTCTGACGTTGTTGCGTTTTAAGGTCTTCTCTGACCGATATCTCAAACGGTTTTCCGTTTATATCCTTATTTCACATCGTTTTCGATTCGCCGGATAAACGCCTTCAGAGTTTCCTGTTCAAGCATCATCCCGTTTTCGGTTGCCGTTTGACGTGCTGCCTTCGCGATCTCCGCGATTCTGATGTTCGTCATGTTGTTAAAGGTCTTACCGTAGCTGTTCCAGAACCCTTTGAACGCTTTCAGCGCGGCAGTCAGATACTTCTTGTTCTTCGCCGCCAGCCATTCCGTCTTCTGAAAGTCGTAGTAGCTGTTCAGAACCGTGATCGCCACGTTTGCTTCAAAGTCTTCCTGATAGCCTCTTTCCTTCAGTTCATGACATGCAGTGGCCCGCGTTAGCATCACGTCATCATAGGTGCGCAGTACAAACGCCTCTCGGCTTGACCTGACAGTGCTGTGGTCATTCCACCGCCACAGATAGAACGGGGTTGTGATGCGCTTCTGAGTCCCGGATCGGAACGCCTCGATGTAAGCTACGGTGTTGAAGAATCCGTCTTCGTGAAGATTCATTCCTGTGACGAACCGGATCTTCTTCTCGTCCAAGAAAGCCCGTTTATAAACTTTCCCGTGCATGAATGTCATGTCGTTGTCATGCCGCAGGATCGCCCAGTTCCCTTCAACATCCTTTGTCTCCTCAATGAAGTCAGAGTTGATCCAGTCGAACCCTTCCTTCATTGCATTGAACACCAGATGCAGTCCGAAGTTGCTCAGAAATCCGTCATCGATGTCGCAGAACATCACATAGTCCGCATCGCTTTCGTCCAGTCCGCAGTTTCTTGCGGCAGACACGCCTTCGTGCTCTTTGATGATGTAGTCCACCGTGAACGGGTATGTTCTGAATTGGAGCACAGCTCTCTCCACGCTGCCGAACAGGATGTTGTCTCCGTCATTAACAACAATCACTCGGATGTCATCGAACTGAATCCCTCTTTGCAACGCGATGCTGTCAAACAGGTACTTGCATGTGCTCCACGGTTCCCTGTAATGCGGTACGATGATGTCAAGCTTCATATAAACTCCGTCCTCTTTCGGGTTATTTCACGGGTTCCAGAATGCACCTACAACGGTTTCCCGTTTGTATCCATTCTCATTTTAGGGTGATGCGTATAATCCAAATGTTTCGTAATTGCTTTTTCCGCTGTCCATCCAGCACTGATTCTTTTGTAAATCGTATTTTTTGGAAATCCACGCGCTCTATCCCACTCCGCCATAGTGTGCGTTTCGCCACCATAAGTAATGCGTCTGTTGTTTCTTTTGTTGTTACACTGTGTTATGACATCAACCCATCTACAATTTTCTTGGCAATAATTTCCATCAACATTTATCCTATCAAGCGTACATTTTGACTTTTTTGCTGTCTCGTCATACCCATTACTTAAAGCCCATTCTTTAAACAATTCATAATGAGCATCCCATTCGCTACAAACTGATATTCCGCGACCACCATAATTCTTGTAATTGCGATCTTTTGTGTCTCGGCATCTACGCCTCATATCCATCCAAACCAAATAAAGTCTGTCGTTTCTTCCGCCGTGCGTCCTATTTAAAGAACTGGCATGTTCCGCTTTAGCACATCCACAACTTTTCTTTGTCCCACATCTCAATTGCCCTGTGTTTGCTTCTGTATATTTACCGCAATCACATAAGCACACCCAAATCGCATTACTACCGTGTTCACTTTTCTTCCCTGTCGGATATAACGCAGTCAACTTATGAAATCTTTGCCCGGTGAGATCAAGTGTAGCCATATTCAATTACCGCCTTTCGTAATCTGCCTTATTTGAAACAAGCGGCAGGAAGTAAGGCTTCTTCTTTTCGCCCCGTCGAGCTATCCGCTTGTATTCAACAATTAATCAACTTTTTCAAGTCGGCATCTGCAATGGTAATGCGGTATCGGAGGAATCCTGTTGATGCTGTAGACCTTCCCGTCACGGTCGTGACACGTCTTGCAGACTTTCTCATCACGTTCCGCTTTCCACCGCACCTTCTTCACGCCCGCGGCTTTGTATCCGTCAATAGTGGCGTAAATGACACTGTTATCCGCATATTGGGATACCTGGTGCGTCCAAAGCCGAAGTGCATGGTCAACTGCCTCGTCCTTGTTTACCGATGCGAGAATGGATTCTGCCGTTCTCTCCGCTTTACGCTCCGTCTCCGTGTCGAACCTATAGAGCGTCAGCGCATCGAAGTCCTCAAGCATGTCCAGAACCCAGTCCTCCGTAATGGAGTCTTCCAGTTCCTCTTCCGCTTCCTTGCGTGTCGCCCCGGCAAGCATCATTGCTTTCAGAAACGCGTCTTCCGCAATCTCAAGGTATCTGCGTTTCGCCAACCGTGCAGAATCGTCATAAACCTTCTTCACGCTTCTCAGAACATTCAGTTCATCGAACTTCAACGTCTTCAGTCTGTCGAAAGTCCTCAGATTCCTTCGGTTCATATCACGAATTGCCTTATCGGCAAGCTCGTAATTCATCTGATACCACCGGCCCTCTTAGACCTCTGTGCGATGCGTCTGCACTCAATCCTGTCGTAAACCTGACGGCTGCTCTTCCGCTTGAATCTGCGTTTGCAGACCGGGCAAGTGGCATAGCCAACCTCACTGTTGTCACCTTCTTCGGTGTCCTCTTCCGGTGTTTCCGGTTCTTCTCCAGTCTCATCGTAAGACGTAACCGATGCCCCAGAGCCTCCTGTTCCTCCAACGGAAAGGCCACTCTGCATATCCAGGCTGTCTGCCCGCTCCTTCTGGTATTCGTCAAATGCAATCGCATCGCTCTCCGGGTCTTGACTGAGATGGCTGAACTTAAATGCCTGAAGTGATGTACAACCGGCAGACCGAAGCGTGGAGAAGGACTGCGTCTTCGTGAGGAGGTCTTCATAGCTCCGTCTCGTGAACTTCGGCTCCACGTCCAGAATGGAAAGACCATCCATCACATTTGCGTCCTTCGCAATTTTTAGGACGATCTTCAGCATGTCGATCTCAGACTGCTTCCATGCCCCCTCTGTTTCCAGAGCACGGGCCTCTGCGTTCCACCATCCGTTCTTGATAATCATTGCGCCGTTGTTGGAACTGTCGGACGTGTTTGCATTCCCCTGACTTGGCATACCGACAATCTGGAGGATCGTCTGGTACATATCGTCCACAAGCGTCTGAGTCTGCCCCTGATCAAGTTGTTCATTGAGGTAGTAGACCTTACTGCTCCGTCCATCCATTGCGGGTGGAAGCTTGATGGCTCCAAGATCCTTCAGTTCAAGGAACTGTTCACGTGTTACATCCACACCCTCAAACACCATGATTGCCTGAATGAATTGCTCAATACCATCGAGGCGGTTGCTCGTTGTCAGGTTGTAGGCATCGAGGAGCGGTAGAACGGGTTCAAACGCTCCCATGTAAAGCGTGTTGCACGGATATTCCACAATTGGGATCATCCCAAAATTGTGAACCTGAACGGTCTTGACCTTTTCAGCGCGAAACATCGTTCCGGTGATGGTGAAAACCGTAGTTTCCGTATATACCGCAAATTCCACACTCTGCTGTGCCTCATCGGTAAAGACGAATGTCACACCGGCAACAACCCTCTTCGTAACATCGTTTCTCCGAATAACGAACGTGTTGCGCGGGTCAAGCACGTAGATTTCAAACGGGGACTCGTCCTCAATGTCCTTTTTCGATACGGCAATGGCTTTGTCGTTTAGGATGAGCCTGTACCCTACGCCGACCGTAAACATATCGTGAGCAAGCTTCATGTCCTTTGTCTGCTTCCCCTCTGAAATCATCAGGGAGTTCAGTCTCTCAATCTTCTTCGGGACGCTTTTCTTGCTTCCACGGGAAACATACTGAATCGGCTCACCGGCAAATTCGGCAGTTTTGAACGCCACGATCTGGTTCGCCACGTTCACAACGACCTTGTTGTTCACGTAATCGTTGTACTTCTTCTGCCTGTCGAGAATCGGCTGAATACCACGGACATACTTCTCCAGATAGATCTCTTCGTTACGGTTCCGCTGATGTACACTGAGAGCCTTGTTCAGAATCTCAACCACATTGCCCCTCGTGATTTCACGCTCGTTCGTGAAGATCTGTCTGCGCCCGTGAAGATCATCCCGGCCAAGCGGATAGTATTTCGCAGTATCACTGGAGTTCTTCACGCCCTGATACTCAATGGTTTCACCAGTCTCTTCAATTGTCGCTGTATGGCTCATGATACTCACCCCGCAGCGCATGATTTCTTTAAATGCCGATTTCCTGATGTGCTTCAACACACACTGCGCCAACACAATGTACATCTCCACACAGCAGTTCACGGCACTGCTTGCTCTCAACCAACGACAGATGCCCACTCTGCACCAGTGAGATCTGCCAGCAGCCGTGTGGTCAGAAAAGGAGGCAAACCATGGATGCCGTCTCCATGCCCAAAGACGACCTTCCAAAGATGAAAAAGAACAAATAAAAAAGAGCCAACTGCCTACAATTCGTAAGCAATTAGCTCTAAGTCAAGCTGTCATCATCGCCCAACAGCGACAACCACCCGATATTTCGTTTTCATTCGCGGAACCTCATATATCTTCAGTTCCCCGGAACGTTGGTCAAAATCGAGCTGCACACGGTTCCCCGCCGTAAGCATTTCGTTGATGGTTTCAACAGCTTTCGGTGAAAGTGTGATCTCTGTCCGCACTTATTTCACCCCAATGCATATATTTATCTACGATGATTATAGCACAATTTGCCAGTATTGCAAGTGCTTTTTGCAATTTTAAAGCAATTTGTGCAGAAAAATTTACCACGGCCTTTGCACTATTTGAACTTGCGCCATTGTAAATGTTTGAATATAAATCGCCAATTGTGCCATAGCATCAGGAACATCATCATGTTTATTCTTTCCGGCCATTGTGTAGGAACACAAAAAGCTCAAGAATTTTTGATATTCTTTATCGTTCTTAATCACAGAATTATCTTTAAACAAACAATGTTCTTTCCACCACGGACTGTTTACTATGATCTTTGTCTCCTTGTTTTGCGTGGTATATTTTGTTGTGATTTTTGTGCGTCCTCCACGAGATTTTACTTCTGTCTGTATTTTTTCCGCAATTTTACCACCAGCAGAGTTAGATTCAAAGCAACTCATTTGAATCTTATTTTTCAAGCAGGCTGATATTAACCGCGGTTCCACAATTTCAAGATTTGAATTATCACAAACCACATCTTCTATATAAAAATTATTTCCATACTGATATGCAACTGGCATAACGCAATAATCTGATCCGGTTGTTTTTGTGTCACAAACACTTATAATCGCATCTGGTTCTCCATCTGGTAATTCAAAATATCTTCGTAGCTCAGATTCACTCACCAAAAGTCCTTCTCTCTCTATTGGCTGATTCATGTACAGTGCCCGCCAGGACGCATCATCCATGATTTCACGCTGCTCGTGATAGAACTTTGTTGTGAACCCCGCCTCGATGGGGTAATCGAAGTTGCTCTCGTCATTCTCGTCTAGAGCTGGCATTACAATAAACTCCGCTCTCCCCTCATCCGCATACATCTGTTCAAGCCGTCCGATCACGTCACGTACACTCCAACGTGTTGCAATGTGAAGCTCAACGCAGTCACCGATCTTCCTCTGCCGCAAGTCGGTTGTGTACTGGTTCCATAGCTTCTCCAGACGATCCCGGCTGAGTGCCGTCTCCAAGTCCGGGATAAGGTCATCGCAGTACAGCAGTTGCTCCGCTCTCACCTTACCGGCATTTCCACTTCCGACGGAGCTGAATTCAAGTGAAGCGAATCTTTTTCCGTCTTTCCTGTCTTTACCGATGTCAATCATCATGTCCTTTGCATTTGTGGAAATCACATGCAGAGGGCTGAACACATCGTTCCACTGATAGTCCCCTGTCGGATCAAGCATTCTCAGGCACTCTGCGTATGCACCGGTCAGAAAGGAGTTCGCGTGGGAACCTGTCAACATGGGCTTCTCCGGGTGCTTCCCGGCTAACCAAGTCAGATAGAACAAAGCCAGAGTGCTCTTCCCTGTACCAGGAGGCATCGACACAGCCAACAGCTCAATCTCGTGCTCCGACAATCTCTGAAGCGCATCCACAACCTTCTTCAGTTGCTTCCTACGCGGCAGATAGAACTGCTTGTCATAGTCCCGGTTTTTCTCCATGTAAATCAGGTAACTGTCGAAGCATGTCTTCGCTTCATACAGATGCGTCTTGTAGTACAGATCAACTGCCGGTGCACCAACCGCACGGAAAAGTCCCCTCGCGTGTTTCCTGATGGTCTTAACTCCATCGTGATCATCAAGATCTCTGGCAATCGCAAACGCATCCTTCAGTGCCCCAAAGTCCCGTGCCCCACGGTCTATCAGCATCCGCTCCAGTTTCTTCTTCCGTCCATCCGTAATAGCCATAAAGAAAAGACTATCCCCCTTCCCATTATCGAAAGTAGATAGTCCCATCAGACTGTCACGGTTCCCCATCCAGAAACCGCCTTTTTAGTTTTTGAAAAATTTTTGAGTTTGATTATATCTTGATTATATTCGATAAACCGTATTGAATCAAGCAATTTAATTTTCTCCCCCGGATATCAGAACCATTGTGTCCTGGCTCCGGGGGTCTTTTTTGCTTTTGGAATTTTTTGAATAGCACTTCACCATCAACTCCCGGCTTCTGCTTTTTAAGAAAAAACCAATGCAACATTCTTCGTTTTCACTCTCCATTTCCCCATCATTTTCTCCCTCATTTTCCCCTCTTTTTTGTGTATTACACTTTTTCTCGCTTTTTTGTAAAAAACCAATGCAGAATTTCTCTATTTTTGTGTAAACAGGAAAAGCCCCAAAACTACCAGTAATTCCTATACTCTTTGCTACCTTTTCCCTATTCTTGCCTGCTCAAAACATATGGGTATTTTGAACAAGCAAACCAATCTAGCCTGCTCAAAATACCCCCCTGTTTTGAACACTCTAGACCGTTTTGCCTGCTCAAAATAGGGGGGTGTTTTGAACAACGTTATAAGAAGATATATAAGAAGATATATAGAAGAAAAAAAGAAGGCTCCGCTTCGCTCCGCATTTTTGGCTTCGCCAATCTTCCTTCCTCCATCTTCTTGCACTCATCTTCTCGCACTCACTTTCTTACCTCACCCATTCTTTTCCATCCTCTTTCATTCTCTTTCGTCCTCTCCATATCTATCTCTATCTATCTCCATCTATCTCTATCTATCTTATTCACCATATTGATACTCTGAATATCAACTCTGAATATCAATATTGTCTTTTTTGTTTTTCGGATGCGTGGAGGACTAACCCAGCCCAGGCGTGGCGGCTCCATTCCCTGACGGGCCTGTCATGCCGTGCCCGTGAACCGCGGACGCGCGGCCAGATCACGCCTATAAACAGCCGGAGACAGTCGGAAACAGTGGAAATTTAGTCAAACTCGCAAAAGTGTATAACAATTTGGTTCGCATAATATCGATTAAGTGAACCAAAGCGGATATAATTCAAAAGTTTGAAGTGTTAGCCGCGGCCAATGGTTAGTTGAATTTAATAATTGATTAATTAATTTAATTAATTATTTTTAGACTCGTGACACTTCCCCACTTTCACCACAAATCGCCCACAAATCTAACGATCATTCCCCACTTAATCACCACATTTTGCAAAAATACACAAAAAGCATCAAGAAATAGTCAATGATTGCGTAAAGAATGTGGTTATAGATGAGAATCGTTGACGGCTTACCAGAGCTGCCAAAGCTGCCGGAAATAGAAGAGACAGAGAAGAAAAAACAATCTGATCAATCCGGCCAGCTGCTGACAGGATACCAGCCGGGCCAAAACCGAAAAAGCTTGCAAGCCTGGAACCGAGCCGGAAATCTGGAAACAGAACCGGCAGCGGATTGACAGTGGAGACAGCTTGAGAACCGGAAAAGGCCAGAGGCAAGGCGATAGACAGATCGACAGGGGCAATGTGGAAATCCAAAAAAGAAAAACAGAGAAACAACACGCGGGAATCATAGAACCGCGGGAAAAGCCAAAGCGCAAACGGAAACAGCCCATAAACGCAAGGCAAGCGCGCAAGGCGTATAAACAGCCGTTAGAAATATAAACGCGCAAAAAGGGCTGTTTACATTGCGTATACGCAAAACGCCGGAAAAAGGCCAGAAAACCGGAGCGGGCACGTGGTAGCAAAATGCACAAAACGCGGCACGGCAAATTGTGCAAGATGCCGAAAGTACGTAAAACGTAAAAAAGTGCTTGCAATTACGTTTAACGTATGGTAGTATACAGACAGTGAAAGAAACAAACCGAACCGGACGCGGCCAGAAACACGGGGCCGCGGGAAAACAGAGGCCCGCGCAAGCGGATAGCACGGGATGCACCTTGACAAGTAAATACAGCCGGTAGCAAGTAACCGCGCGGGGGTAAGGCGTAATTGATCAATTGACATTGTCTTGAAAGAGATATGCAAGCCGCCCGCGGGATAATTGAAAGCCGGGTTCCCTTTTCACCTTTTCAAACTGGCCAGTAATGGCCAGTAATGCAGCTGGATTAATTCCACCGGTCACAAGCCCGGAAAAATGCAGAGTGAATATTATTATTTTTGAAAAGGGGAAAACGAAAATGAAACACACAAAAAATATGTATTTTGCAGATACTCCAGAGGCAAGAGAGCTTTATCTTGTGGCAATTAATAGCAGCGTTTTGTATTTTCGGATGCTCCAGGCAATCGAAAAAAATCTGGAAAAGAAAATGCAAAAAGGCACGTTTGACGCGGAAAAGGCTATTGATGCATTTTATTATGTTTCAGAAGAGGCCGCAAGAAAATATCTCAAGGATTTCGGATACAAGTTTACAGTTACCGAAAAATGGAGCGCGGCTGTTATGATGCGTGATTCATTCATAGCAGAACATTAAATGCCA